CGTCATAGCCTAAAGAGACAATCGTGTTGGTGTCTGTAGTGTCTGTGTAATCTACCCCGTCATCATCGTCATCAACAAAGTAATAGTCAGTTACGTCATCCCCATCCACAACGTCAGTGTATTCATCGGTAGCGTTTGAAGTAAGAACAGTGTCCCAATACCCAGAGCAAGACACATCATAACTGGCATCTGCCGCGCACTGTTGCGCTGTGTATGCTGCCTCATATCCGGTGCATTCAGAGCTATACAAAGCGTTAGCATCACACTGCTGCGTCAAGTAAGCCGCATCGTAGTTGCTACAAGAGGTACTAAACAATCCACTACTACTGCACTGACTGGCAAAGCTGGCAGCATAGAGGCTTCCCCCGTTCTCCAGAACAGCACCACCAAAAGTAGAATCCCATGAATCCCAAGTAGGATAAGCGTTGCTCTTGTCATAATATCTATAGGTTCTATGAACTGTGCTGCTGTTTTGTTCGCCAATCAATACGTCATGCTTGGCAATATCTAATGCGCCATAGCGGTATTCGTAACTGTCGTTAGCCCACAAGATCGCTTCAAAGTTGTTGCTCCCTCTATGGTTCGGATAGCTGTACTCTTTCATGCCGTACCAGCCAAACACCACATAATCACTAAAGGACTTAAACAACATCTTGGAACTGTTATTACGAATTAAATCAGTCCAAAAGGGGTAAAGCGTTTGATCCCTGTAAGGCAAAGGCTGTGGAGTGTAATCACTGCAATTAAGTCCAGTAAAGCTTACACAGCCGTTAGTGGACATCTTTGCCCGTGTGTAATTGGTTCCGTAAAAGTCAAAGTCAAAACCGAAATTAGGACTCCAGCCAGAAACTTGGTCATCGCCAGCGTTCATGTTAGTAGTGCCTGACATTCCTGACAGGTTAATTAGCGCTTGCCCACCCTCGTAAATATAAACACTGGGATCGCTAGTGCTTGCGCCATAAGCTGTAGAACAAAACACCAAGGCTAATAACCACCTCATCTTCTGCCCCTGCTGCCGTAACGCCTGTACTGGTAGTTAGATTCTATTTCTTCCGGCTCTTCTGCTTCAGCTTCCCAAGCTATCTGGGCTTCTTCTCCGATCAGTCCTTCGTAAGGACAAGGAGTTCCTGCCATTCGCATAGCGTCAAATACTCGTTCGTCCTGACACATCAGGCTTACCGCAGCCACCCGCATTCCCATGTCATACAGGGTCTTGCCTAATTTAATTCTTTCGCAGTTTTCATCTGTAATAGAGCGACCCCCAGAGAAGCCAAATATCTGCGTTTGTATTGCTCCTGACAAGCCAGTAGTACAGAGGTCTTGCGAATAACTGGAGCCAATGCTTGGCGCTATTGCGCTAGGCGGTGGTGACTCTATCCGTTGAGTTACCCGCTGACTGCTAGTTGACTGACTTGTGTTGTTGTTTGTATTCGTGTTGTTAGCCGTAGAGCTTACTTCGCTGTTTGATTGGCTAAAATCGTTGTTAGTGCTTACGTTATTACTGCTAGAAGTTTGATTAACAGTCGAGGTGTTAGTGTTCGTGTTAGTGCTGGTATTCGTGTTATTAGACGTTGTATCGCCTGTGTAGTTGGTCGTGTTGCTATTGGTGTTATTGCTTACCGACGAACCCGTGTAGTTCGTGGTGTTACTGTTATCCGATGTTGAATTATTCGTATTGGTATTAGTTGAATTATTCGTTGAAGTAGAGACATTGGTGTTGCTATTCGTATTGGTGTTTGTGGCCGCAGATGTTGAATTCGTTGTATTGCTATTCGTGTTCGTGGTGTTACCCGTATACTGAGTAGTGTTGTTATTAACATTGTTTGAGCTAGTTGTGCCATCGTAAGTCGTTGTGTTCGTATTTGCGTTAGTGTTTACGTTAGTGGAATTGTTCGTGTTAATCCCAGTGTAATTCGTATTATTGGTGTTGTTATTAGTGTTGGCATTGGTATTAGTGCTGGTTGACGTATTAGTGTTAACAGAGGTATTTGAACCCGTGTAGTTTGTTGTATTGCTGTTCGTATTGGTGTTGCTACCCGTGTAAGTCGTTGTGTTTACGTTAGTATTGTCGTTTGAATTAGTATTGGTGTTCGTGTTTGTGCTAGTTGACGTATTGGTATTTGCAGACGTATTAGTATTTACGTTCGTATTGTTGTTGTTATTTGTAGACGTATTAGTAGTGGTAGACGTATTAGTAGTCGTAATATTAGTGTTTGTGTCTTGAGCGAACAGGGGAAAGCTTGCTACAGCAAAAACGATAAGCAGTAACTTTTTCATTGAGCATCAACGCCTCCCCCGTTACATTTTTAACTTAAAGCGCGTCCAGGTCTGCGTGTGTTGAACAAGCATTAATAGCGGTAATGTTTTGATCTTTAGCATCTTTAGCATCACTTACTAATGCGGCATCACCAGACCCATTTTCAGACTCAAGGCGCGTTTGCTCATTAGCTACTTTTTCGTAGTCACCTTTAGCCTTACCAATCAACTGCTCTTTACGCTGGGGTATCGTTAAGTCTTGCACACCGTAAACGATCTGTACCGGATCGGCACTTAAATCAAACGTATGCGCCGTATAGAATTGCCTGCCATCAGTAATAGAAGGACGCACTTCAACGGCTGATTTCCAGCCAGCTTCTCCAGCAGGAGGGTCTGTGTCCCAAACCTGTGTTACTTCTTCGTTTACAACTTTTACAAATAAAGACATAGTAGTCTCCTGTTAATTAAGATAGTTTCAAACCTCGTCCAAACCGACTATTGGCATAAAAACTTTTCCATGTAGTCAATGCACCAACTTGTATCGGAGAAGAACGCCAAGTAGTATCCCCTTGGCCTAAATTACCATTACCATTGTAACCCCACGCCCATATAGTGCCATCTGTTTTCAAACACCCGCCATAATTCAACCCAGCAGACGGCTGATCCCAATCAGTAAGCGCACCTACTTGCTTGGGCGAACTGTAATAGGTAGTGTTTCCTAGTCCTAATCCACCAAAATTCCCTCTCCCCCATGTCCACAAAGTTCCATCTGTTCTGGTAGCAACCATTATGCTTACCATACAAGCTTGAGCCTTTGACCATACAGCAGCACCAATTTGAACCGGGGCGCTTTGGTTGCTTGTGTTACCAGTGCCCAATACGCCGTCTGCGCCCTGACCCCAGACCCACAAAGTATTATCTGTTTGAATCCCCACATTACTATTTCCACCAGCGCATATTTCAGACCAATATGCTGATCCTACTTGTACTGGAGAAGAAACATTACTAGCACCCGGCCCACGACCTGATTTACCCAGTGAGGCCGACCCCCAGTTCCATAAAGTTCCATCTGTTTTTAGAGCAAAAGAAGCCGCCGTAGCTCCAGCCGATACTTCTGCCCAAGTAGTAAGCGCACCAATTTGTACAGGAGAGCTTTTGCTAACAGCCGTTCCATCCCCTAATGCTCCTGAAGCGCCATCGCCCCATGCCCAAAGCGTTCCGTCTGTTTTAATAGCAAGAGTGGTGTCATCACTTGTACTCACTTTAGCCCAATCAGTCAGTGCGCCAACTTGTACTGGAGAAGAAACGTCAGTAGTATTTCCCACCCCTAACTGACCTTTATTATTTCTACCCCACATCCATAGAGTACCATCTGACTTTATACCCCCCATTGCCTTCCCTTGATACGTCCCAGCGGCGGTTAGAGTCCACGCATCAGTACCAAGCTGTACCGGAGAGCTAGTATCAATGGCATTCCCATTACCTAGTTGCCCGTAGTCATTTTGCCCCCATGTCCAAAAGTATTGAGGTACTACAGGCTTAGGCCATATACCTTGCTTCTCGTAATCCGCTACCTGATCCATCGTCCATATGCCGGAGGCTTCTCCACCGCCAAGAGAGGGATCAGTAGGGCCAGTAACAGTAGGTGCAGTTTTGCTTATTACCCCTCCGGGCCATTTTCCGCTCATTTAACTCTCCGTAATGCTTGCTTCTTTTCGCTTAGGGATTTCTGGATTCTGGCAAAAGGAGCTTCCCAATCATCAAATATCTCTTGCCGCATTAATTTCATTGTATCGTAGTAAGGGCAAGTATCGCCCTCCTGTGCGTATAAAAAGTAAGGCATCACAGGCGTAACAACCCAAGTCTCCACACCCATCGCAGCCGCTAAATGGCTGACTGAAGTGCAGGAAGAAATAACCAGATCGCAGGAAGCCGCAGCCTGTCGGGTATCTTCCCAAGTATTTAACGGGACTTGTTCTACCCACTCTGGGCAAGCCTCTGCCCCTTCATCGCGCTGTAAGGAGATAAACTCCGCATCGACATCTTTTACAGCATCAAACATCAATTCATAAGGAAACTTCTTGTGGTGTTCATGCTCAAAGGCACTTTGCCCCTGCCAACGCAGGCCAATCCGCTTACGGTAGCCTTTAATAGTTTTTGGTTTGGTAATGTAGGCTTCACCTGTCAGGTCTGTTAATTCAAACCCAAGAGGTACAACCGCTGACATACCTTGTACATAGAAGTCATGGTAAGTCCCAAAACACGCTTCATGCTGAGCAACAGAACTTACCCCTTCAACATCTACAAACAGTGATGCAAGTGAGCCAGTACAACATACGATTACTTTACAGCCCTTTGCGGCAATAGCTTTGGCATAACGCACCTGATGAATTTGATCGCCTAGGCCACCTTCTAAATACAACAGCACTGTGCCTTTAGTCTTGCCATCCCACGCGCTGGTAGGGAGATCAGGGACTGTATTTCCAAATACTCCTTCTATTCGACCACGATCCATTAACTGATAACCTTTCTGTATCTCTCCCTGACGCAGTAAATACCACCCACGGTTATAAGCCGCTCGATGGTTGTTAGGCTCATCCTGTTCCAGCTTTTGGCTTAAACGCCAGCCTTCGGTAAAGTTACCCATCTTGGACGCAGTTAATTGAAGGTCTAAATCATGCAATTCAGGGGTTGTGCGGGGTTTATCTAGCCAAAACTCAGGCTGACAAAAGGTAGCGTAATGATGCTTTAGTACGTCTTTAGGGTCTTCATTGTGCTGCTTGGCAAGCACAGGTTGAATATCGTGCATCCCTTCGTAGCCGTGTAGCTCCTCGTCATCTTCCTGAACACTAGTGCCATCAATAGCTGTAAAGTCATACTCAAAATCAGGCAGGTCTAAAAATTCGTGTATACGATCAAGTTGTCCTTTTGGATCAGCCACTAGGTCTTCGTATTCAACTATGCAGAAACACTCCGGGGCAAAGTCATAACCAGTTTGTAGGGAAATGTATGCCGCCTTGAGATGGGTGCTAAGCACTTCTGAATAGATAAATTCATCAAGGTCATCCGGTTTAGCCACACGCACAAGTGAGGCCATGCAGTCCGGTATGGAACGTACTGTAGCAATGATCTTGGGCTTTTCCCCAAGTACTTGTGTCATTGCACTGAGGATTGTCGGAATAGGCCAGCCTCGACCCTTGTCTATAATGACAGGCTCATCACAATCTTCGTAGAACGTGTCAACTACCGCCCCCATAGTTCGAGACAGTTTGGTTCGCTCCTTGTCGTTCTCGCCAAGAAGTCCCTGCGAATGCCATACGTTAGCAAGCGCATCCAAAGCAAATACCACACCTGACGTTGTAGAAACATGGGTCTGTTTGTTTTGGTTGAGTATAGCCGCCAGTACCGTAGAACCGGAGCGAGGTACACCTGACATGAAATGTATTTGTTTTTTCATTCTATTCTTTAAGACTTACCGAACCATTAGATTGACAACTCCCTATAGGAATAGCGGCCCATGTAGTAAGCGCGCCAAGCTGAGTTGGGGAACTGCGGCTAATGGTTGATGAGCCTTGACCTGAAGCAAGATAATACCCCCAGTTCCAAAGAGTTCCATCTGTTTTCGTAGCTGTAGCTGAACTCTCCCCTTTTTGTACTTTATCCCAATCGGTGAGTGCGCCGATTTGAACTGGAGAACTGCGGCTAGTGGTAGTTCCGTCACCTATTTCACCAACCCCGTTATCGCCCCAACTCCATAGTGTGCCGTCAGTTTTAACGGCTAAACCGCCATACGCACCCCCTGATATTTTAGACCATGTAGTTAGTGCGCCAATTTGCACAGGGGAAGAATAATTAGTGGTATTGTTTAGACCTAATCGACCACTTCCGTTTTGCCCCCAAGACCACAGTGTTCCGTCTGTTTTAAGGCCATATATTTGAATATACCCTGCTTGAGCTTCCGCCCAATCAGTGAGTGCGCCTACCTGTACGGGGGAAGAATAGTCGGTGGTATTTCCTTGACCGAGTTGACCATAACTTCCCTTACCCCATGCCCAAAGAGTCCCATCTGTTTTAACAGCACAACTAAATTCTGCTCCCTGACTTGCTTGCGTCCAAGTGGTAAGAGCGCCCACTTGCACAGGAGAGCTACGATTAGTAGTATCGCCGTTACCTAGCTGACCGCTGGTGTTATCGCCCCAACACCATAAAGTGCCATCTGTTTTAACAGCAATGGAGCTTTGATAAGCCCCCCCTGTGGATGCCCAATCAGTTAGCGCACCCACCTGTACTGGAGATGAAATAGACGCAGTATTACCAGTTCCTAACCGACCATCACCCCCCTTACCCCACGCCCATAGAGTACCATCTTGTTTAACAGCTAATGTGTGTTCATCTCCACAAGAAGTTTTCTGCCAATCAGTAAGCGCCCCTACCTGTACCGGAGAGGTTTTATTAGTGGAATCACCTAGACCTAGCTGCCCATAAGTATTTTTTCCCCAGCCCCATGCTTGCCCACTCACGAACGGAGGCTTAGGCCACGTACCAGCACCCTCGGCTTGCATAACAGTGGGTAATCTCCACTTACCAGAATAATTAGGCATTGCTTACCTCTGTGTATAATTTTGTTTTCATATTAAACTGGCTCTTTAAGTCCCGCCATACAAGCCCCTGATGGGCCAGCAACTGCCCCACTTACCCATGTAGTCAACGCCCCTACTTGAACCATAGAGGAACGATAGGTGACATCGCCTTGACCTAACGCCCCGTATTGATTCGAGCCTACAACCCACAAAGTACCATTGGTTTGAGTAGAGCCAGTTAAACTACTTCCTGCCGCCGAAGACATATTTGCGTTCCAAGTAGTAAGCGCACCTATTTGTACAGGAGATGAATAAGTAGTGGTGTTTCCTTGGCCTAATTCCCCATTTGTACCCCGTCCAAAAGCCCAGATAGTGCCATCAGTTTTAACAGCGACACTCTGCCTATAGCCGCCACTTACGGTAGACCAAGTGGTCAACGCTCCAACTTGAACCGGAGATGAATAATTAGTGGTGTTGCCTAGACCTAATCGACCATAAGCCCCCGTACCCCACGCCCAAAGAGTACCGTCTGTTTTAATGGCTAACTTATGCTCGTAACCGGCTGTTACTTTCAGCCAATCAGTGAGCGCCCCGACTTGGACAGGAGATGAATAATTAGTGGTGTTGCCTAGACCTAGCTCCCCAGAATTATTAGCTCCCCACGACCATAAAGTGCCATCAGTTTTAATGGCTGAAACAGATTTATAGCCCATTGTGACAGTTAACCAAGTAGTGAGTGCGCCGACCTGAGTAGGAGAGCTACGATTAGTAGTATCGCCGTTGCCTAAATTTCCGTAGCCTCCGCTTCCCCACGCCCATAGCGTACCATTGGTTTGGAGCGCAATATTGGACATATTGCCACAAGCTATTTCTGACCATGTAGTCTCTGCGCCCGCTTGAACTGGACTAGAGACATCGGAGTCGAGGCCGTTACCTATTTGGCCTTCAGCCCCCCTCCCCCAACACCACATAGTACCATCTAATTTTATCGCCGCCGTACCGTAGTAACTCGCGGATACTAATTTCCAAGTAGTAAGCGTACCAACCTGTACCGGAGAAGAGCGGTCGGTGGTATCGCCTAGCCCTAGCTGCCCTCTACTGTTCCACCCCCACATCCATAATTCTGCCAACACCCCTTCTGAGGAACTATTACTTGCGGCGCTCATACCACTTGGCCCGTAAGCGTTAATGGCGGTAACCGTAACCGTGTAAGATTGACCAGCGGATAAACCTGTAACTGTAATAGGAGAAGATGTGCCGGTTGTAACAAAACTTGCGGCAGTAACAGTGTCGGTTGCTACGGCCTCATAACTTGTTATTGCACCACCACCCACATCACTGGGCGCAGTAAAAGTTATAGAAACGGCTGAAGCCCCTCCGGGGGATGCTGTTCCAATAGTGGGCGCACCCGGCGCTAATAACGGATTAAAACCCGGACGTATAAACCCACCAATACGGTCACCTATAGGCATGGCCTACTCCTTAACTGATTATTTCATAGCTTATGGTGTAGGTAATCTTACTGGCCGTTCCACTTGTTACAGCAATCGAAGTGTTTTCCATCAAGTAAATCGCCGTAGTCTTGTCTGCTACAATCAAGGAAGCATCTGCCGGAACTGAGACAGTAGACACAATGGGGTAAGCTGTGCCGCTTGAAGGGGCAGAGCCTTGAGCCACCGCACCGTTAGTGTAGATGTCAACGCTAGTATTAACTGCACTAGAGCCATCTACATTAGCCGCCACAATCTGGTTAATTTTATAAACCTTGCCACTACTTGCAGCATTAGGCAGCAAAACAACCGAAGTGGTTGCTGAGGGTGTAAGGTAAGTAGTCTCACCTAAAATACTTGTTACATTTACTATATTGGGATTTGCCATCTATTTTCTCCTAGAAGCCCATGACCATCGCAAGCGCGATAGAAAGTCCTGCCGATATACCGCTTGCGGGAGCTGCGGCTGATGTCCAAGTGGAACCATTTGAGGTTAGTAAATTACCTGAAGTACCGGGAGCAACCACTTGAACGGCGGCTGTGCCATTACCCAGAATTACGTTATTTGATGTTAAAGCAGTAGCACCTGTACCACCGTTAGCCACAGGAAGAGTTCCTGTTACCTGAGTAGTTAAATTAACTCCAGATAAAGTACCACCTAAAGTTATAGTGCCACTGGTAGTAATTGTCCCACCTGTTAGGCTAATGCCATTAACCGTTCCGCTAGTTGCAACGGAAGTTACTGTGCCTGCTCCGACTTCTGTAGGATTAGCGTCAGCTACAGCAGCGCCAGCTCCAGCACCGTCAGTATAAATATACTTTTTAGCGCCACTTGCCACATTAACCGTAGCCCCAGAACCTTGCTTGATCGTAATAATCTGGCTACCTGTGGTAGCGTTTTCAATTATCCAAACCTTTGAAATAGTGTTAGGGCCAAGCGTTACTTCTCTAGTTGTAGTTAAACTTACCGCAGAGGTAATTTTTAAATACAAAGCGCGAGTTCCATCTGCCGTTGCATCAGGCATCGTAAATGTTTCGTTTGCATCAGATGACATTTGCTTGGTTCCATAACCAAACGCATCCGCCACCAACTCTAAATTTGTATTGGTGGATGTACCCCATGTACCGGACTCATCTCCAGTTGCAATTTCTTTTAAGCGTAAGTCGTTTACATAAGTTGCCATTTCTTTACCTCAATTAATTAAGGGACAGGTGTCCATCCCGGTGTCTGAGAAGGAAGCAAGTTTATCCAGTTCGGATTTTGAGAAGGATTTATATCCTCCCAAACCAGAACTCTTCCAACCTCTCCGGTAGCGCTTAGTCCAGTAACATTAATAATAACATTTGTTAATACAGTAACAGACCCAACAGAGGCTGTTGCAGAAAGACCAGTAACAGGAACTTCAATAACAAGATCAACGGTAACGCCCGATAACCCGCTAACTGCTTCAAAACTTGAGGCAGAAACATTTGCCTTTCCGGTAACAGACGTTGGCCCTGACAAGCCAGTAGTAGCAGCAAGACCTGTAGGATAAACCGCAGTTTGCCAAACTGGAGCTGCTACACCAACTTCGCCTGTGGCGGATAAACCAGTAACCGTAACCACATCGTTGTGATGTACTGTAACCGACCCAACGGCAGTGGTAGCTTCAAGACTGCTTGGAAAGACTTCGCCTTTGCCCTGAACATGGGCTGTTCCGATTACCCCAGTAGCTTCAACACCAGTTACATTAACCGTGGCTCCAGCAATGATCCCTGCTGCTACAGTCCCTACTTGTCCAGTAGCGGCAAGAGAGTAATCTGTTTGCCCCCACGCGCCTTCACCGAAACCCTCTAAGCGACCCCAGCCGCTAAGATAAAGGATTTGATTGGTGTCTTCGCCCCAGCCTCCGTCACCCCAAGCCGCTCGACTCCAACCCACAGAAGACATCTAGTAGTCTCCTGTAATTAAGCGATGCGGATTATGGCATTAGTCGAATCAGCAGTAGGCATTACAATTTTAAATTCTCCAGCGGTAGAGGTTTTATCCCCTCCAAAATCCAGAATTACTACACTTGGATCACCAGCAGCGGTGTCATTGAAAATCATTGCGCCTCTGGCGGTGATGGTTGCTGTACTCCATGTAGAGTCAGCAAAATCAGTAAAAGCGGTAGTGCCACCTGTTGTGGGCGTTACGTTAGTTAACGCATTTCCTTTAGCTGTATAGCCGCTACCTGTCACCTCATTGGTAGCTGTATAAGCCGTAGTTGCCGCAGTAAAGGCGGCACTATTGGTATACAGCGCTATGTTAAACGTATTACCTGTAGAGTTAGTAAAGTTGTGTGTGCCTGTCAAAAGCTCTTGTTTAAAACTGGTACACATATAATTGCCAGAAAAAGCCATTAAAGTCTCCTTATCTTTTCTGCCAAAGAACTTTCTCCGGCATCTAATAATAGATTGTAAATAGTAGTTCTTTCGCTAGAAGCGCCCTGCTTAATGTAATGAAGTACAACGTGTTCTATGTGAGCTTTAAAAGCTTCGGCCTGTTGCCTGATTATCGGATCAGCGTGTAACGAAACCGAAATAATTTTATTGGCACACGATGCTGCTAACTCGTCAGGAGTAAAGCCTCGATGACTGGTGGTTTCTACGCCAACCGTACCTACCGCAGTTTCAATATCTACGGTAAACATTAAATCCTTACGCTCCTGACTGCTCCAGAGCGGAAGTTATCTGTAGTGTCATAGCCTTCACCCAGAGACTTGAGTCGTGAAACCGCATCTTCATACTTTGCGTTATACCAATCCATCTGCGCTGCATCACCTTTAAGGAAGGTATAACCTTCAACCAGACACGCATTAAGCAGCGCATTTTCTGCATTAGACCCTAGCCAACTGGTTCCGCTGGAAGCGGTAGTAATGGACTCTGGCTCATACATAAAATGAAGCTCTACAGCATAGTTCTGGTCAGGGGTAGGCCCAATAATAAAACGGGTATCGTCAAAGATACTGTAATACTTGGGCACACCTTCTGTGGCTTCTACCGGATACGCTTCGCGGATAAAGTTAACATCCTTAAATACTAAGTAATCATAACCGCTATTATCAATAGCCAGAGAATAGGAGGCTAAAAAGCCTGTCGGCATTGTTAAGTACGCATTGCCTTGGCTTAAAGTACCCGTTTCATTTTTACGCAAATCGGGAATCTGACAGGTTCTTAGAATCCTTTGCTCAGCCTGAGTAATAATCGTAGGCAAGTTAG